TGGTAGAAGACAAGTGTGGGGCTGGAAGATTCTTCCATGAGCGACTCAAGACGTTCCAGTTTAGAGCGGTGTACTTCTTGTGCTTTTCCGTCTTCGTTATAGACCGCTCCCGATGTGAATTGCAGGAGCTTGTTCGCCAGTGCCGCTGCTGTTGGAGCTGTGATTTTTTCTTTCTTGATATCAACGACCATGTCTTTTCTAAGTGTGTCATACTTTGCCCTTACGTTTTTGTCTAGTTCAATCTTGTGGTAAATGGTACTTAATGTCGGTAGTTGTAGATAATCCTCTGCTTTAAGTGACATGCAGATGTCATCTATTTTATTTGTAATTGTCTGCGCCGCGCCATCTTTTAATACCCAATTATAGATAACCCCAGTATGTCGATTACGCTGACCTGGGTTCATATACTTATCACGAAATCGAGTAAGGCTAGTCTCCAAACGCTCTCCTAAGTCCAATATACCCACCTGTGACCAGAGATCAGCCAGTCCTTGGGGGGTTGGTGTACCAGTGAGTATGATACGCCTCTTAAAGCCCTTTAGATGCTTCTTTAATGCCTTGAAGCGTTTCGTCGAGGGATCTTTGAATCGGCTGCTCTCGTCTATTATCAGATAATCGAACTTCGGATTGCGTTCCAACAACCAAGCCAAGTTCTCTAAGTTTACAATATATAAGTCGCTGGAGCTCTTCAAGGCCGACTCCCGCTCCATTGGTGAGCCCATAACTTTTGCCGTTGTAAGTGAGCGTAAATGTTCCCATTTCCCACATTCCTGTGACCACACCGTCTCGGCTACCCGTTTGGGAGCAACAATCAAGGTCTTGCCAGGAGGACTCTCCTGAATGATAGTCAGCGCCGTAGCGGTCTTCCCAAGTCCGGGTTCCAAGAACAAACCGATGTGGGGAATGCGGTTTGCCAAGGACAACATGCTCAATTGGTACGGGTGTAATTGGTTTTTTGAGAGCATCTAAAACTTCTTTCCTTTTGTAATGCAGCCAATCTCCAACTGCATAAATTTCTTTTTCGGTAGCATCTAATTTAATTGTGTTTGCCCACATAGAGATAAACACCACATTACCTTTAATATACCCCAATTCTGGGATAACCCTATCTAATGATGGAGTGTACCGATGCCTTGCACCCTGTTGTCTACCCCAAGAAAACTCTACACCAAAGACTGGGCAAGCATCTGTAGCAATAGAATATAAATAATCTAAATCTAAATCAAAAGAAATACCTTTTTCCAAAGCTCTTTTCTTGGCGCGTACCAAATACCGATTCACATGCCCCCGTTTTGTTTTGGTATATGTCTTATGATATTCAGTATATTTGTTCGATAAAGTCATCTACATCCTCCTTTGAGTGTAATATATGTACTGGAAATCCAGCCTCGCCCAGCTCATCAAACACGAGGATTTGTCTTGGTGACAGTTTTCCTGTCAATGTCTTTAGTTCTACGAACAGAATCTTTTGGTTGAGGATCACTATTCGATCTGGCACCCCCGTCACGCTGCTCAGCCATTTGAACGAGAGCCCCGATAACTGCTTGATTCTTTTGGTCAAGTATTTCTCTATATCTTTTTCTAATACTAGGCTCATCTAAAATCCTTTTAATTTCTTTAAAAATATATTCAGTTAAATACGCCCTAGTTTCTTCGCCAGGTGTTTCTTCATTCATGTACTCAAATATTCGGTATACCAAATGAACAGACTCATGAACAATTGTACAATCTAAATCCTTAATAACATTCAGATCGAAGATTAGTGATATTAAAGTAGCACCATCTGCTGTGGGAGTGGTATGTACTTCTGCCATAGCACCGCCTTCAAGGTACTCGATCTTTTGTAGCACATTCTTATCTTTAAGCAGTTGCCTAAAAGCTTTCTCTTCCAAACAGATATAAATGTTTGCTGGGAAGATAGGCACTTTAATTACAAAGTATGGTTTCTTTTTCAAAATATTTCCTCTTCTTCAAAGAAGACTTGTTTATCAACATAGGCTTGTGCCTTTTCTGTTAACTTGATACCCAAGTATTTGTGTTGTCTTTTACCATCTACTCTGATGGCGCTTGATATTACATTCTTATCTTGCGTTGCTGCTAAGAACCTACGCTTGAAAGATAAATCATTACCCGGATTCAAACCATGCCTCTGAGCCCAGCGTTTAAAGCATAAGAATGCATGATCCTTATCTACTTCACCTTCAATGTCATACTCCATTTTTTGCTCAATGAATGAACCAATTGGGTTACTCATCTCTTCCATGGTTTCAAGCAATTCTTTACCACTTTCTGGTTGCATGAAATACCCGCCACGTTCTGTGCGTCTACGCAAACCTTCCATAGCCCAGTTAAAAATTCCCGATAACTCAGCCATCAATTTGTTTGCTAGATCTGTATCCTCTTTGTTATAAAAACTCTGAGTCATCTTTAACACAATCATCCGACCTGTCAACGCATTGGAGTTCTCAGTTAACTGAAGAACCTCGTTACTGTAAATAACAATGCGAGTAGGCAAATAACCATTCCAAGACTCTTTGTTTTTTCTGTTGACAGTAATGGTATCACCACCCACAATCCGCAGAAGCTGAGATACAACAGCAGATCGATTTCGTTCAGGTGCTCTTGCATCAGTAAAAGAAGCGAGGAGCTTACCCAGCCAAGGCTGCAGACCAAATGTATCACAGAGTTCCTCCAGTTGTGGCGCAACAGTATTGTACTGACCGAGTAATGCCACTAAAATTTTGTTAATCGTCCCCTTGCCTGAACGGCGTGGTCCAATGATGTTGAAAAACTTTTGTTGCGCAGTATCGCCCGATAGAATGTAACCAAACATCTCTTGTAGACAATCAATCGACTGCTGATCTATACCCCACACATCATTCAAAAACTTGTACCACAATGGGCATTGTGCCATCGGGTCATACGCAAAAGGCAATGAGTTCTGTGTGTACAAACCCAATGAGTGTGGCAATAAGATGTTATCTTCTAAGTGAAACAAACCATTCTTAACGCTGACCAGTTTGCTTGCCTCTGGCCTATTAGCACTGTAGCCATCTAACCATACTGGAGGGCGTGTGTTGGCTTGGTTCTGTAAGTGGGTCAATGCCTTGATACCATCCATAGCACCACTCACACTAGCTGGATTTGGAGCGAACGCAACAATATTGCCTTTGCGGTCTTGTTTCTTACATTTGTCTAAAAACTTATACAACTCGGAGCGAATGGTTGACTCTTCCACCTCGGAATAGTGTGTTCCTTGGTAGCTGAAAAAGTCGCCCGAGTAATGCACCAACTTAATACCTTCTTCAGATGAAAACTTTGATTCTAGAAATGTCTGAGCATTCTCCAATGGCGCTGGAGAAAGAATCACATCACCTTTAGCAAGCGCTTGTGTACGATTGGTTGATGATATTTTGTATGTCAATGTGCGTAGTGTTGCACCTCCGCCTTTTTGACTAAAGCTTTTCCACTTGTTCTCACAAGCATTGGCTTGATATTCACCAACACTGCCATCACCAAATGACCAACGATCCCATGCTTCACATGCCTCGATGTCACCTTGAAACTGATGGTGTAGGCACATACCAATCTGTAACCAATCGGTGTACCCACAATTAGGGTCGAAGTTCGGTAGTAACTCGGATTCAACCCTAGCCAAGTCCCACCCATCTAGCGGAGGATTGTAGTCAGCAAAAGCGTCACCAGTTAAGCGTACTGTACGCTCGGGGATGATGTCGGTAAAGTCTTGCAATTCGGTTGGTAGTTCACCACGAATCTTCTGGCCAGTAACAGTGAAGTACCGACCCATCTTGTACACCTCAAGCCCAATGTTGTGGTCAACAAACGCACTGGGGATATCTCCTAGTGTAAATATTTTGACCCCAGTCCCTGATGGGCTGATTTCCATGTAGCCTTCAATCTTATTGGCAATCGCCTCTAAGGTTGGGTCGGTAAATTGATTGGTCTTCTCATCAAAGCAATCGTCCATATCAACGCCAACAATGTGGTCATCTTTGGTAAATACGAAGCCGATACCATCAAACTTGCAAGTAAGGTACGCAGCCTCTGCTGAGTGAAAATCTGTCCATGTTGATGCGTTTGTGCTACTGGCAGCCTTGCCTGATGGTTGTACTGGTAACTTTGACCAGCGTTTGGATTCGCCTTCTCCTACTTCCACATAATTCCACAATGTCCAGCGTGGAATCGTGCGTAGTGCAAGTGGTATGTTATGAAATAGTACTGGTAAAACTTTTGGTTTCATCTGCTCTTCCTTTTATGCTCTTCTACTTATGCAAATTATAGGCACTTTTGGTGGTGCACCCATATAATTTTTAGTTATATAGCTTATTACTTTTAGTTATCATTCGCCATAGAAGACATAGTATCCACGGTCTAACTCACTTTACCCTATATCTTTTTATTTCTTTTTTAAAATAAAATAAAATAAATCAAAAATACTATGGCTTCTATGGATACCCTGTCTTTCCAGTGGTTTTACACCCCATCAACCACTACATCTAGTGTTTTTGCACTCATTTTTAAGGAAATGACGCGCCGCAATAGAGACAGGGAAGACAGGATGCAGTGCAGCAATTTACTCAGCAATGTCAAAATTAAGCCTTTTGGCCATGATGTTCGCCCATTTCCTAAATGCTTTTCGGTTTTCATGGGTTTGCTCATCATTTGGATCCCACTCTGCTTGAAGATGAAATTTACCGGTGTCGTCATGGTATTCGAGGCGTAACAAGTTACCATCCTTGTCCAATACTTCGGTCGGTATGACTTTCATGCTACCTCCTTTATGCGTTGACCAATCCACTTCATAACCGGTACGGCCATAGAATTCCCCATAGCCTTGTAACGAGGTCCATCGGGGCATTTTGTTTTGATGTTGGTATAGTCATCGGGGAATCCTTGCAAACGCTCGCACTCGATTGGAGTTAAGCGGCGTACTGCCATGTTGTGTATGACGCTGGGTTCATGCCCATGCGATTCTCTGCGTAGTGTTCCCACTTTGCCATCATTGGTAACACGCATCACGCTACCACCCTGATCTTCTAGGACAATCGGCTCAAAAGTTCCACCCACATGGTCGATGTGTCCAAATCCACGAATGGTTTGAGTAGTCTTTTCATTTAGACTTAAGTTGTACATATCTACTGCAACACCATGTACTCCAGTTGCATTCAATGTATACATAGGTCCACCTTCGGTGTAACCAGTTCCATTACCACCATTTAAAGGTTTCCGACCGATGGTGTTCTCAGCTAACGCAATGGGAACATTACCACCACCAGTACCCCACCTTGATGTAACAGTTTGGCATACATCGCCCATCTCTTTCACTCGAGAGTCGGCTGGGTGTGTTTCATACACAACTAAGCCTCGACCATCTTGCAAATCTTGGTTACCAATCCCTTTGTAATCTCTGGCAAGTAATGAGCCAGTAGTATGATTTCCATCGGGTGTGGC